CTAGCGGTAATGTTCATAATATTGTACTTCCTATGGCTGATGATCCTAATAAGAACGAGTCACACATACCGTTCACACTTCTCCTCACCATATTGGTACTGTGTATTGTGTTAGTGGTCGCATTACCAGTAATGGGAATCATGTATCTTGATATGAATAATGCAACAATTGCAGCTAATGAAGAAATACGCAAGATGAAAGAACTACGTTTAAAACTGTTAATGCAAGGACAATAATGCTTACCTTATTATCAACATTTATGTCGTTCTTATCGGGTGGACTTCCTAGTCTGCTTAACTTTTTCCAAGATAAGTCAGACAAGAAGCATGAGTTAGCAATGGCTCAGATTCAGGTGCAGATGCAGCTAGAGATGCAAAAGGCTGGCTTTCAGTCTCAGGAACGTGTTGAGGAAATACACACAGAGCAGATTCAGATACAGACAGCCGCAGACGAGCGTAAAGCACTCTACCAGCACGATATAGAGATAGGCAAGGGTGCAAGCCAATGGGTAATTAATGCTCGCGCTATGGTGCGTCCTACGATTACCTATGGGCTATTCTTCTTGCTAGTGGCTATTGATATAGCTGGAGTATGGTACGCATGGACTCAGAACGTGCCATTTAAGCTGATGATTGATGAGGTATGGGATTCAGATACTCAGTTGATTTGGGCATCTGTCATAGCTTTTTGGTTCGGTACTCAGGCATTTAGCAAAAAATGAAGGTAAGCGATAATGCACTTAAAGCAATAATGCACCATGAGGGCGTTAGGTTAAAGCCTTACCAATGTCCAGCTAAATTATGGACTATTGGTTGTGGTCATGTAATCGATCCTAATCATACGAAATTGTCGGTAGATGATAGGAAGTACCTACCTTGTCCTATTGGCTGGAACCGTACATTTACAATGGATGAAGTTAATGCGATTCTTGCGGCTGACTTGCAGCGTTTTGAACGAGGTGTATTACGTTATTGCCCTAGTGGGCTTACTCAAGGGCGGTTTGACGCTCTGGTCTCTTTTGCATTTAACGTAGGACTAGGAACACTCCAGAGGTCAACTCTGCGTCAGAAACATAATCGAGGTGAGTTTGATAGTGCAGCAGACGAGTTCCTAAAATATTGTAAGGCATCAGGTAAGGTACTAAAAGGATTAGAAAATAGGCGTAAAGATGAACGAACTATGTATTTAATGTAATTTGTAATATGATTGCAATAAGTATATGATATATAGATCAAATGCCTAAAGTCAAAATACCTGATGATTGTATGCCAGCTTGTATTAGCTGCGCTTTCTATACTTGCGAACCTAAAGAAGATTTAGGCTACTGCTACCGATATCCACCCACACTAATTGAAATTGAAGGTAACTTTGAAAGTTGCTATCCAGTTACTGAGCGTACCGATTGGTGTGGTGAATTCATACGTAAGGTGAACTAATGCGAACTACTGATGAAGAATTTATCGCACTATGGAATCAACATGGATCAGCATCAAAGATAGCCAAAATATTGGACATAGACTTACGAAATGTTCATAAACGTAGAAAAAAATTACAAGAACGTCACACCATTGTATTAGCTGGTGCTCATGAGAAAAGTCCTACATTTAACGTAACCATTCCTAATAATGGGGTCAGAGTTAATGTTGAACTAGATAACGGTGTGATTATGGTGGCATCAGATTGCCATTATTATCCAGATATTATATCAACGGCTCATAGGGCTTTTGTTAAGCTAATACCAGAGCTAAAACCGAAGATGGTCGTAATTAATGGAGATGCGTTTGACGGTGCATCAATCAGTAGGCATGATCCTATAGGCTGGCAACAAACACCAACAGTTAAAGCAGAACTTGATGCTTGTATAGAACGCTTAACAGAAATAGAAAATGTTGCTAAAAACGCTAAATTGCATTGGACATGGGGAAATCATGACATGCGTTTTAATACGCGCCTAGCGTCTCAGGTAGGCTATGCTTGGCAAGGCGTACAAGGCATGAACCTGACCGACCATTTTCCTCGTTGGAAATTTAGCACTTCGATAATGGTTAACGAAAATACAATGATTAAACATCGTTGGCATAATGGCATTCACGCCACTTATAATAATATTTTGAAATCTTCTGTGTCGTTTGTTACTGGACATTTACACAGTTTAAAATGCCTTCCCTTCAGCAATTATCATTCGACTTTGTATGGCGTAGATACAGGAACTTTAGCCGGTATTGATGATCCTGCGTTTGAGTATGCCGAAGATAATCCTAAGAACTGGCGTTCTGGATTCGCTGTATTGACATTCTGGAATGGTAAGTTGATGCCTCCTGAGCTTGTTGAAGTAATCTCTGAAGGCTTGGTGTATTTCCGTGGACAGATAATAGAAGTGTAGGGGAACGATATGTACGACTTTATTCAAAAACAGATTGAAGCATCAGAGCGTTTGTATAACATGATGATGGAAGATCATAAAGAAAGGTTTGAAAAAATTGCAGAAGTTTATGCGCTAAGTGAAAATCTTCAGAAAAAACTAAACGAACGCGATGCTGAAATAGCAAAATTACGCCAAAAACTACGACTCTATGAGTCAGCAGATTTCATGTAATTCATCATCTCAGCGTTTAACTTAGCTCTTGCCCACTTATCTGGTCCTGACAACTGCATTAACGCTAGAGAAAACTGCACGAAGTTTTGCAGCTTCTCTAACTCTAGCTCGTCCACTTCTCCGCTACGGATACTCTCAAATACCTTTGAAATACCTATACGGTTGCCATTAATTACGGCTTCCCAATCATAGTCATCCTTACGATTGCGAGGATTCTTAGTCATTATTGTCCGAAGTTTGTAGATTCTTTTCGGTAGTGAGGTTTTCTATAGGTGTACACGTATGTACATCAGCAGGATTAACTTTACCGCATCTCATTTGCATATCCTTTCTTTAGCTTCTTTAAGATTAGAGTTCATTAGCCAAGCAGAGCATTGAGAATCGATTGTAAAGGCATTCTTACCGTCTCTAAAGCCAGCAGAATAAGCAGTCTGTACTCTGCTAGTAAGCACAACAGAACAAGCCCACAGAGCCGCTAATAAAGCCACAAACACTAATAGTATTTTCATAACAATGCCCTAATGTCTGCTACTGGCATACCTAGAGTTTCGTGGATACGCAGAATCATATCTGCCGATACGTTTACTTTTCCTGCGCGAATCCTGCTAATGGTAGGAGGCGGTACGTCTAAGGTACGGCTTAACTGAGCGTCATTCTTAATGCTGTATAGCTCTTTAACTTTGTCTAGCAATTGCATGGTTACTCCAAATAAAAAGACAGGAGCCGAAGCCCCTGTTAAAACCCACGGAGGGGGAGAAATTAAAATGGAATATCCTCGTCAGGATCAGCCGCTACTACTGGCTTATTGACTGGCTTAGTATCGTTCTTAGGTTTAACTGATAAGCTAAAAAATTTCTTGCCATCTTTCTTGCTTTCTTTAACCCAACCAGATAGCCAAAAGTCAGTACCAGCTACGTTAACGCTACCTGAGTAGTCTGGATGACTATCGGCTGTTTTATTTGCGTTGCGGTATAAAACTCCACGGTCTGTATTATCGTATTCCATATTATTTCCCTGTTGAAAATTTCTTAATTGCACCACGTTCTTTACTATCTAACCTGCTCCAGAACGCTGTCTTAGTATCTGCATCAAACTCTTGCAAATTAATGTACTGAAGTGCTCCTAGCATATCGTCTTTTTGCACCAGTAAACGCACTTCCATAGCTGCTTTTTCTAGCCATTCTTTAGTCTCGTCATCCATGCTGTCATAAACGTCAACGGTAACTGGTTTGGCTGACTTAGGCTCGTCTTTCTTGATCGTAGCGTCTACCGCATCATGCTCTGTAATCTCTAAAGCATTGAGCATCAGGTATCTACGCAAGTAAGTGTGCATTGATCCTAAAGCCTGTATAGGAGGTGCTTTACCTGCTCCTGCTTCTGCTGTAGGGCTACGAAAATAAACGACTCCACCGAACTCTGAATCGAAAATACGTAGGGTTGCTACACCTTCACTAATGCTAAAGACTGAGCATAAACCTAGATTGTCAAAGATGACGTTAATGCTAGGAAGGAAGTCTGCTAGTTCAAAGTATTTGAATCCTGCGAATGAGTTAAAACCTGACTTTTTTAATGGCTGTTCTTGTAGTAATACTCTAGCTTTTTGCAGCTTGCTATATACAAGCCATTGCTGCTGTTCGTGCTGTTCCTGCAATTGATAGTCGTTATTCATATTAATTTCCTATTTATTTGAATTTTTTATACTGAACCACATTGGTAGGTTGTGTTTTCTCAATAGTTGATATTTTCTGATTCTGTTTTTGCTCCTTTCTATATTTAGCAAAAGTCTTACGAATGTCCGTCTTAGCAGCCGTAACGTAATCTTTCTTATATAAAATGTTTTTTTCATCTGTCATAGTGAACAAGCCAAAATGTATAGAAGAAACATTATTACACCACAAAGTAGTGGCTTACGTGCAAAGAAATCGTTAGTGTTGAGCAATTTATTCATAGTTGTCATTCGATTCTAAAATATTAACAAGTTCGTGAATTTCTCTAGGAGCTACCAGTAAAGCCTCATACGCTATATCTAGTATTTCCTGCTCCTGAGTAGTTCTTGGCTTTTTGTCTAGATTATCTGCCAGTAGTCGTAAGGCATAGACAATCTTAGCTACTTCCCAATTATGCATAGTAGTTTTCATTGTTCAGCCTTTGCACGAGCTTCTGCTGCACGAGCTTCTGAGTATGCGTAATCATTAGAAAGAGTATTAAAGCCTTGATAGTACGTCCATTCACCATCTTTTAAAACTTCAACGATAAGATCGTATGGGTCTGTGAATGGGCTACCTTTAGAAACTGTACGAACTGTTGCGGTTTTATTTGTATTCATAGTATTCTCCTAGTAGGTCATGATTGTGTTGCAGCGAAGAAACTATAACTCAGCACAAACTTGTATGTCAACAACTTTTTTAGATTATTTTATGTATATTCCAAGAGAAGGCTCCCGTAGAGAGCAACTTATTGATATTGTTAACAAATCTGGCGGTATTACTGTACCTAGATTAATAGAAAAGTATGGAATGCTTGGCTGTGTAGATACTTGGAACCTGCTCAGAGAACTAAGAAAACTGGCTAGTTTGCATTGCATAAACAATGAAGGTGATGTATTTTTCCCTATTTTTAAGACTAAACCTGTCGATATGGATGAAAAGATAGAGCTAGTTCCATCTAGGACTGCTCCAGAATTTAAGCCATTACAGACATTCCCACGTACCGTTAGCCCTAGAGGTCAGCCAATTGAAAGACGAAGTTTCAAAACCTGCAAATCCAACGTCCGTTACCAAAGTAAAAACGATTTATAACTTTAGTATGCAAAAGTGTCCTAGTTGCAAGCAGACTCGTTCAGCAATTCAATTTAGAAACTCTGAGATTTGCAGGACTTGCGCTAAGAGAAAAGTTTCGTTATAGTGGTTGTGTGCTTGGCAGCATACATAAAATCGGTAAGCCTTAGATGGGACTCTGCTGGTTACCGAACCAGTCTGCCAACATTAGATTTTTAATCTAGTGAGAGTCTCACCTAAGGCTTTTTTTATTGGAAAAAGCTATGAATTTTAAAAATGTTGAAGGTTTTTATCTTTACATGACTGAAGATGGAAGAATTGGAATACAACAAAAATCATTTGAATATGGCAAAAGTGTTAATGTTTTTTTAACTTTAGATCAATTTAAACTTGTAGAAAAATGGGTTACAAGAAATGAATGTGACATAGATGAAGTCTGGAATTCTGGGGTTGAAAGATGATACTAAAACCTAAGAATTGGAATAAGTTCCAACATTATAGTCATCGTAATCCACCGTGGATAAAGCTGCATCGAGATTTGTTAAACGATAGGATATTTGCAAGTTTACCTATCGCTAGCAAAGCTATAGCACCACTACTTTGGCTGCTTGCAAGTGAGTCAAAAGATGGTAGTTTTGACGCTGCTAGCGACGAGCTATCATTCCGCTTGCACATTGCTAGCAAGGACATAGAAGCAGGACTCAAGCCTTTGATAGATAAAGGCTTTTTTGTTGACGCTAGCACTATGCTAGCACCTTGCTTGCAGGTTGCTACCACAGAGAGAGAGAGAGAGACAGAGACAGAGACAGAGAAGATTACGCTAAAGCGTCCTGATGATATTTCTGAAGAACTTTGGAAAGATTTTAAAAAGCTAAGAAGTAATAAAAAAGCACCACTTACCGAATTAGTAATTAAACGATTAAGGAATGAAGCAGATAAAGCTGGAATACCACTAACGAAAGCAATAGAAACAATGTGTGATAGAGGATGGGCTGGATTCCAAGCAGACTGGTTTAAAAAAGATGTTAAGCCAGCATCAGCACCTTTAGTGGGGTGGAAATGAGAGACCCATTTATTATTGATGAGCCTACCTGCATATCATTCTCTGGCGGTAGAACTTCAGCCTATATGCTCTGGAGAGTATTGCAATCAAACAACGGCTTACCTAATGATGCTATCGTATGCTTTGCTAATACTGGTAAAGAAGATAAAGCAACATTGCAGTTTGTCCACGACTGTGAGACTCAATGGAATGTAAAAATACATTGGCTTGAATACACTTCTGTTGATCCTAAGTTTAAGGTAGTTGATTTTCAATCTGCTGCTAGAAATGGTGAGCCATTTGAGGAATTAATTCTTAAGCGCAAATACTTGCCTAATCCTATTGCTAGATTTTGTACTGGAGAATTAAAAGTATTAACCATTGATCGTTACTTGAAATCAATAGATATAACGGAATACGCTACTGCTTTAGGAATAAGAGCAGACGAACAGCGTAGAGCAGCAAAGATGACTGACAAATTAATCCCATTGGTTAAGGCTAATGTAACTCAAGCAGATGTTCAGGAATTCTGGAAAAACAGTCCATTTGATTTAGGTTTACGTTTTGGCAATGGAATAACTCCATTAGGAAATTGTGATTTATGTTTCCTTAAAGGTCAAAACCAGATTATGAGTATGATTGCAGATAAGCCAGAACGAGCTATCTGGTGGGCAAGCATGGAGGAAAAGATAGGAGGAACTTTTAGAAAAGATAGACCTAGCTATTCTTCAATGCACAAATATACTGGTCAGCAAATTGATATGCTTGATGACTCAATATCATGCTTCTGCGGAGATTGAATGATAGAGAACATACTTAACCGCCTAACGAAAGTTAAAGGTCGTAACGGAGCTTATACGGCTTGCTGTCCAGCACATAGCGATAAGAGTCCTAGCCTAGCGATACGAGAATTAGATGACGGTCGTATCCTAATGAAATGCTTTGCTGACTGTAGCGTTCAGGACATCATGGGTTCTATTGGGATGGAGATAGGCGATTTATTTCCAGACACAAAGAAAGACTTGCCTCCAGTCAAGAGAAAGTATTATGCTTCAGACTTGCTTCGAGTTATCGAATTTGAGGCATGGGTAGTATCAGTAGCAGCACATACTATGAGCACAGGTAAGAAATTATCTGAAACCGATAGAGACAGAATGAAAGTAGCAACAGCTAGGATAATGGAGGCAGTTAAATATGTCGGATAATATTATTTCAATAGCGGAACGACTTTATGCAGATCGTCAGATAATCAAGTCAGAAAATATTGACGTTGAAAAGTATCTTAAGAATACTGATTTACCTGCACAGGTTAAGTCTGCTGCAAGTTGGTTAGATGAGATATACGATAATTATGTTGATCCTGCCAAGACTGATGATGCAGTAATGCCTTGGGCTAAAACTCACGCTGATGTTAAATTCAGGCTAGGTGAGGTAACAGTTTATGCAGGTAGTAATGGAGGTGGTAAGTCTCTTGTAACAGGTCAGATAGCTCTAGGTTTGATAAAACAGAACCTAAAGGTATGTATTGCCTCATACGAAATGAAACCTGTAACTACAATTGTCCGTATGTTGCGTCAGTTTGCAGGTGAGAATATTAATCTTCCGCTAACTCAT